CTATTAACTACAATAAATAACTAAGTATTCTTTTATATAAATATTCTTATGTATTACAATAAAAGAGTCGATTACCTCATAATTGATAACAGGTTGATAAGAGAGGCCGCGTTTTCCACAAAGCCTCTTTTATCTTTTGATTTGACTTTAACATAAAAGTATGGCATACTGAATATATAGAAATGAGGTAAATAATGACTGATGATGGTAATCCATATTCAGAACTTCAACCTATACAAGCAAATATAGAAGATATTAAAAGTCCTATAGAGCAAGTAAAGGAAGAAGGCAATATAGGTATAGATTGGGACGAATGGATAGAATGCGTTCAATTTATGGCTATTAGATATACAAGTGGTACAGATACACCTAGTTCTTGGGGAGAAGTAAAACTCAGAGCAATGTATCAAGACTTACAATACTTTACCTATAAAGATGTTCAAGAGGCAATAATTAAGCTACACAGCGAGGGTAGAAACTTTGCGCCAAACAGTTCAAACATTATAGGTATGTTAAATAAACTAAATAAGAATCAAGTGATGTCTTCATCTCAAGCAGAGAGATTGTCTAAAGGACAATACAGTGAATGTAAAGGTGGAGCAGAACATCAATGGGCAGATTGGGGATGGTTCTTTGATGAACAAGGCTATCCAATATTTTTAGAAGTATGTTGTGCAACAGCAGGACCTAATATGCCAACTTGTTTAGCAGAAAGACCAAAGACAACTCCTAGTGCAACTAATCTTAGTATGCACCCCGGATTTCATATGACTAAAGAGCGATTTGTAGATAGTATGAAAAAGTTAAAACTTTCTGATAACAAACAAAACGAATTATTAGAATATAGAAATAAACTTCTTACAGATAATGAAGTTGAAAAGTTAGGATTAAATTATGAGAAGAGATGAAGAGATTTTGAATAGAAGAGCTAAAAGAGTTGCTAAGTCTAAAAAGAAAGGCAACATTGGTAGGAAGAGAGGAGTGTTCCCAATATGATAAGTGATTTTATAGAAGATAATATATCTGAAGATAAAGCAGGGCCTATGTTCTATGCTTTAATGTTTTACAATGATGTTCGGATTCAAGAATATGAAAAGAATGCAATATCTGTTTTGCGTGATAATTTACGATGGATGACAGATACTTCTTCTGCAGAAAAAGATAATGAAATTTGTTCACAATCTATTTTTGCTTTTATGGAACTTTGTATGGCTGAGTTAATGTATCAAGGAGTAAAAGACATTAAAAAGAAAGAACTGATAAGAAACGCTGATGCTGTATCTACTCTTAAAAATAAAAAGTATCGTAGATTAAACAGTAGAGATAAAAGACAAGCTGTTAAGTGGTGTCTTTGGAATTACGAAGATGAAGTACTAGCTATGTCTGCAAGTGTAAAAAGAATAGTTGGTGGTTGTTTATCTTTCTTAGCAGAGAAAAGTGTTGATGGTGGTTCAACTTTGTTTAAAAAAGATATAGATGATATGTTTTTAGATGCTAAATCTAAAATTTATGACCAAGGACTACCAAGTGCTATTGGAGATGAAGACGAAGAAAGATTTGATACAGAAGAAGAACAAAGTATAACTTTAGATTTAATTTCTAAAGCTATGTATTCAGATGATTATGTAGAAACAGTAATTGACTTCTGTTTTGATTCTTAATATAATTAATCTTGCTTGACTTTACTAGCAATAGTAATTTCAGCGGGACAGCCTTGTGGTAAACGATACGATGGGAAGGTATTGGTTTGGACACTTGTACACTGACATTAGGGAGCGATACCCTACACAAGGCCTAGGGAACCGGAAGTATAACTAAATATTGTATGATATTGTAATACTAAATGTAGTGATTAAGTATAAGTTATAAATAGGTTCCCTTAAGTTTGCCATCCCAATTATTTAAATAATGACTATGTAAATATCTACTATGGGGTGGTAAAAACGACGAGCAATTGAGAGGGTATAATTATTAGGTCGGTGATTATTTAGAAATAAATAATCCTTTGCCGATACCCTCCCATCGTCGGCTCTCTAAGGAGAGCCGTATCTAAAATGACTTTACAAAATTTTTTTATTTTTGGCTTGACAAATTAAATTTTGTATGGCATACTAAATATATAGTTAAAAAAGGGGAGAAAACCAATGAAACCAATTACTAAAGACGCTATGGAAAAATTATATGACGAAACAGGCATATACCAATGGCACACTACTGATAGAAAAGTAGATAAACCATCTATGGGTGTAGATATTATTTTTGCTCCATATACAGATGTAGAGAAAGCAATTGATGAAATTAATAAAGTATTAGAAAATTCCGGATTAAGTTACAAAATGGATACTTGGACTTTACCTCATCAAGATAATTTTATGGGAGATGAATAATGAGTAAAACATTTTGGAGTGATGATGCTGTACAAAACCATCCTTATAAAGGTGGTATGTATGTTCGTTCTGATTTAGGAAAAGCATTTACTGAATGGACTAAAAGAGGAATAAGTATTGTCGGTGTAGTTATAGATGATTCTAATGAAGTTGAGTTCATCATTGAAGTAAAAGAAGAAGAATGATTGAATACGAATTTTGGTATGACGACAAAGGCAGAGTTGTAGGTAAAGTACCTCTTGTTGACGTTGTCGGATTAGATGAAGAAGAATGATAGATATATATAATTTTGAATTACCAACTTGTGCAATTTGCTTAGAGTCAAAAGAATTACCAATAAACAGTATCTTTTGTATTGATTGTGAATCGGAGAAGTTGTAATGGGTGGAGTATTATTATGTTCTAAGTGTGATGTGCGTTGGCATTCACACGATGGTACAGGTTCTTATGTTAATGATGAACATTACTGTGAAAACTGTACTCAAGAAATAGAAGCTCATTGGTTATTGAAAAGCGAGGATAAATGAAAATATACGATATGAATACCGGAAAAGAAACTACAACTACTCCCGAGGAGTTTATGGAACATATAGCTCCCGAAATTGAGAAGTGGAAAGAGTTACAAGAAAAGTTAGCGAGGTATGAAGAAGAATGAATTTAAATAAGCATACAGTATTTGTAATAGGTAAGCTTACTTACACAACAGATACAGAAGAAAGAGCATTAGAGCTTGCAGAAAATGATATGAAATACATACACCCTAAATTTAATTTAGAAATTAGTGGAACTAAGGAGGAAGAATGAAAGATAATCCATTTGATGGACCAAGTATAGAAATTGGTTCTGATAAATTTAAAGAAATGATTATGCAACTTATGATTAATAAACATAATGATGCTGATGAAGATTTTGATTTAAATGCGTAAAAGATATAGAAAAGAACAGCACGAGTGGAGTCGTGAAATAAATTGGAATCACAATTTACCTGTTTATGGTGAGGGGAGCAAAGATGAACAGAGCACAAAGAAGAGCTAAGAAATCTAAAAAAGGTACTAAGTATCGTGGTTTAAGTAAGAGACAAGTTCTTACGCCCGATTCTTGGAGATAGGAGAAAATATGACTGAAGATTATAAAAGAGGCCTAGGCAAAACATATGAAAAAGTTCAAATGATAAAGAACTGTGCAGATATGTTAAGTGTTGGTTGGGCTATTAATACAGAGACAAAAAGAAGAGAAGTAGTTTTACTTTTAAAACACGAAAGTGGAGCAATTACTCCTTTAGCAAGTCTTTGGACAGCAGAAGATTTTAATTTAAGAGAGTACGACGAAAAAGACTCTCTAATACTCGAAAGAGTATTTAATCTATATCAAGCTGAAGACAATAGAGAAAGCTTTGATGAATTAAATGACGGATACCATCCTAAAGATAGAACTTATGATGATATGTGGAAATTTATCGACGGTGCTAGAGAAGCAGTCGAAGATATAGAATAGACAGTTTCAGACTACTTGTAGAAAACTGATACGTTTTACAGCTCCCCTGTTGTAGTATTAGCTATCAAGTAGTCTGTAAGTATCTATTCGTGAGAATGAATAACTAGTTGAAAGGTGCAGAAATGCCTAATCAAAATAACAATAGAATAGATACTGAAAGTCAATATGACTTTCAAACAGACAAATGTGCTGTTCGTAAATGCAAATGGGTTTCCCAAAAGCCAAACGACGAAGGTGCTTTAGACTTGATTACACAAGGTGGTTATGGTGACTTTATGGATTACTATGACAGTGACCCTGTGTATTTTCGTTTATGTCACAAACACGCACATCGATTTTCAAGTTGGTTAAACAACCCTAATGTTTTACCAAGACACAACGGACACGCCCACAATGGTAGTGAACCGGGTTTTTGGTATGGACATATTGGTTGGGACCAATACACTTGGTTGTCTTACTTAAATAACTTTTTGTTTCATCTCTTAAAGGAGAACATAAAGGTAGCAGTTAATGTTTTTAAAAGACAATTAGAACATCACATTACTTGGAACCGACAGGATATTAATGACAGGTCTACTCCCGTCATTAAAAAAGATTTTATCTTTAAACTGTTTTTTCAAAGTAAAGCCTACAAAGGTTTTGTTAATGCAAAACGTAGGCAAATTTATGTTATGTATCATAATTGGATTAAAAGCACCTACCGAAATCATATATCTCTAGATAGAGAAATATGGCAAAAAGTCATTAATGGTGAATTGTCTGATATAGATTTAGAAATAATGGCTCATATCACTGATGCCAATAGGTCTAGTTCCGAAGAAGAATAAAACAGCCTCCTAGAAATAGGAGGTTTTCTTCGTTATATAATACAAGTATGCCTAGAGACATACTAGAAAACACTCAAAGTGTTCGAGAACAAGAATTTATACTAGAGTTTCCCTCATTACATAAAGCACAACAAACCGTTAGAGATGACCCTGCTCGTTGGAAAATACTATGTGCAGGTCGTCGTTTTGGAAAATCTAGACTTGGTGTACAGCTTTGTTTAGAAGAAGCTCTTAAAGGTGGTCGTGTTTGGTGGGTTGCACCTACTTTTGCGATAGCTAGAGTTGGTTGGAGAGATGTTGTTGCTGCTGCTCAAGAGTTTCCACCCGAAGCTGGAGTAGATATTAGAATTGGTGATATGGAAGTAAAATTTCCCGGAGGTGGTTCTATATCTGTTAAATCTGCTGATAATCCTCAAAGACTTCGTGGTGAAGGCCTTAACTTCCTTGTTATGGATGAGGCCGCTTTCGTAAGAGAAGAAACTTGGACAGAAGTACTAAGGCCTACTCTTACTGAAAATAAAGGTTCTGCATTATTTATATCAACCCCTATAGGAATGGACAATTGGTTTTATCATCTGTGGGAAAAAGCACACACAGCTGATGATTGGGCTAGATTTCAATATCCAACAGTAGCTAATCCAATAATAGACCCTGCCGAAGTAGAATCTGCAAGAGAAGACTTAGGAGAATTAGTATTTGCTCAAGAGTATCTTGCAGAATTTATTTCTGAAGGCGCACAAATGTTTAGAAGCCATTGGTTTAATTATTACAAGTTAGGTGTAGGAACTATTTGGTGTGAAGGTGAAAAATTTGACATCAATACAGATTTAGTAAAATTTGCAACAGTTGACTTAGCTGCTTCTACTAAAGAGTCTGCTGACTATACAGTCATTTCAGTATTTGGATATCATATGCAATCTGACAGATTATTTATGTTAGATATGATTAGAGATAGATTTGAAGCACCCGATATCGTTCCACAAATTAAAAGAGCAGTTGGAATACATAATTTAGAATGGGTAGGAATTGAAAAAACCGGTTATCAGTTAGCTATAGTTCAGTTTGCTAGAAGAGATGGATTAAGAATTAAAGAACTAAGGGCCGATAAAGACAAGCGGTCACGAGCACTACCTTTGTCTGCTAAGATGGAAAGAGGACTTGTATATTTTCCTAAAGATGAAGACTGGGTTGGAGAAGTTGAAAGAGAACTTCTTACTTTCCCTGTCGGAGTTCACGATGATATCGTGGATACTTTAGCCTATGCTTGTCTGAGTAGCGGAACTAAAAGAAAATGGGAAGCATTTTAAATGGCTGACAATAAAAGTTTTTATAGAAGAGCTGTAGATTATTTACAGAGACCACCACAAAGAACAGAATTAAAAAGAGGACCACTTGACAAATACGAACAAGTACAAGGTTCTGTATGGGGTTACAACACTCAATCTGGTTATTTTCCAGATAAGCTTATTGAAGAAATGGGAGATGGATTAGGAAACTCTGCAGTAGTATCTTGTTTAAATGTTTTATCAACATCTTTTGCAGAACCACAATTAAAAGTTTACAAAAAAAACGAACAAGGTAAATTAGAACAAACTTCTCATCCTTTAGAAATATTATTACAAAGGCCAAATGAGTTTATATCTGGTTCAATTCTTTCACACTATATAATCACTTCTTTATCAGCACACGGTGATGCTTTTTTAATGAAAGTTAAAGATGGTCAAAATAATGTAGTTCAATTAGTACCTCTTATGCCTAGTTATGTAAAAGTAAGAGGAAATAGTAGAGAACTTATTACACATTATGAATATCACGCAGTTCAAAAAGGAGCTGACTTTATAGAAATACCAAGAGAAAATGTAGTACACATTAGACAAGGTATGGACCCAGACGACCACAGAAGAGGATTTTCACCACTTCGCTCAGTTATGAGAGAATTGGCTGGAGACGAAGCGGCAGGACAATTTGCTGTTGCTTTGCTACACAATATGGCTGTACCCGGAGTTATCTTAAGTCCAAAAGATGATTCTATGGGTGGGCCTACAAGAGAAGAAGCAGAGGGAATAGCACAATCTTTTAAATCTAAATTTGCTGGAGCAAATAGAGGAGCACCTATGATTATGACAGGTGCAATGGATGTAGATGTTGTTTCCTTTACACCGGAACAATTAAACTTAACTGCTTTAAGAAGACTTCCGGAAGAAAGAGTTTCTGCTGTTTTAGGTGTCCCAGCCATTTTAGCTGGTCTTGGAGCTGGTTTAGATGCAGCAACATACAACAACACTAGAGAATTAAGAGAGTTTTTTACTGAACAAAAAATGATACCTTTATGGTCATCAGTTGCAGATGAATTAACACATCAACTTTTACATAAAGATTTTGAAAGTGACGATTACAATTATTTTTGTGCTTACGACCTAGACCAAGTAAGAGCATTATCAGAAGACAAGAAAGAACAAGTCCTAACAATGAATTCCGGCGTACAGGGAGGTTTTGTTTCTATATCAGAAGCAAGACAAGCATTAGGTTTAGAGGTTGATGAATCTCACGAGATTTATCTTAGACCTTTGAATATGATAGCTGTGCCAGAAGGAGAGACTGGGATTATGAACTCTATTGAAGAGGAGCCCGCCCCTGTGGCACAGCAGTCATCAGAAGAAGATGACGATGAAAAGGCAACTTTGAATACTACTAGATTTCAACCAGAGGTTAGAAGAAGCAAAAGAAGAATAGGCAAAAGGAAGTCTGTTATAATTGATACAAGTATGGAATTTAAAGCTTCTGAACAAAATAATATAGAACTATCTGCTGAAGAAGAAAAAGCAGCTATTTCTGCTAAAGTTAAAAAAGCATTACAAAAGAAAGTTAAAGACCACAATGCAGGAAGTTCAAAATATAAAGTCACTTATGGAAAATTGGCAACTATATTCAGACGAGGTGTTGGAGCTTATAGAACAAACCCAGCTTCAGTTCGAGGCAATGTCGCATCAGCTACTCAGTGGGGATTAGCCCGTGTCAATGCTTGGTTAAAAGGCCTTAAAGGTTCTTTTCCAAGAAAACCATTTGATTTAGATTTATTACCTGCAGGACATCCTCAAAAGAAAAAACCAAAGAAGTCAAAAGCATCTTCAGTTAAAGTTGGAGATACAGTTTCTTGGTCAATTAATAAAGACCCAGACCCACCATCAACAGTTCACGGTGTAGTTACTTCTATAAATAGTGAAAAGAAAGAAGCAACTATGTCTGTTTGGGCAATTATGGAAAATGGTGACCATAAGAAAACAGATAGAAAAGTTACAATGCCTTTTGGTAAACTATCAAAGATTAAAGATTTTAGAAAAGAAGCTAAAGCTAAAAAAGATAAACCAACTAACTTTCCTTCTTCCGGTGATAATCAAAAACTTAGCTTAAGCAACTCTAAGTTCAAACAGTTTCCAGATAAAAGATATGTAGATAATTTGAAAGAAAATTATCCAAGCATTTGGAGAAGAGCGGGTACCGGTGGTAATCCTCCTACTTCGTTTACTGGAAATGATGCCTACAGAAACTGGACGAAATATAAAGCTGGAGACAGAAGTACTTCTGTTTTATCTTGGGTTAAAAGAAGAGAAAGCTTTATGGCTCGTCATCAAGGAAATACTAGACTAAACGGAATAATCGCAGTTATGAAATGGGGCGGTGTGACTAAGTCTGGAGTTAGTACTATGAAGAAAATAGTTAATGAGCAAAAAAAGAAAGAAGATGCTCGTAAAAAAAAGGCTAACGAAATCTTGTCTCACAAGGACGATTTGACAAGTTAAAATAGTTAATAGTATCGAAAGGTATAAGAGTAGGTAGATGAAAGATAAATTTAATAAGTCTATTGAGTTTAAAACAATAGATGAAGAAAAAGGACAAGTTGAGGCAGTTTTCTCTGTTTACAACACACTAGACACAGACGGCGATGTTGTAGTTCCCGGAGCAATTAAATCCGGTTTTAAAGACAATCAAGTTCCAATGGTTTTCGCACACAAATGGGACCAACCAATTGGAAAAGGTACAATTGAAACAGACGACAACAAAGCTACATTTAAAGGTACATTTTTTATGGGCACTGAAGCCGGTAAAGAAGCATACAATCTTGCAAAAGAAATGGGCGATTTACAAGAATGGTCTTTTGGTTTTAGAATCAATGATTATGAAGTAGCACCATTTGCTAAAGATGGACAAGACGAAGTTGATGTTAGATATCTTAAAGAATTAGAAGTGTTTGAAGTTTCACCAGTACTAGTTGGTGCAAATAGAGAAACCTACACATTAGCAATTAAATCTGGAGAAGATTCAATTTACGAATCAAACTCAAACGAAAAAGCAGCCAATGATGAAGACATCTTTGATAATGAAGAAGATGCTAAAAAAAGAGCAGAACAATTAGGTTGTGCAGGATTTCATACTCACGAAGTCGATGGCAAAGAAGTATTTATGCCTTGTTCTTCTCACGAAGTTTATGAAGATACAATTGCTAAACAAGAAAAAGATTTATCTGAAGATGATAAAAAAGAAAAGTCTTGCGATTATGGCGAGACAGGTAAGTGCGCTAAAGAAGGCGAAAAATCATCTGAGGAAGACATAAAAGTTTCAGAAGAAGAAAATTCCAGCTTGCAAGGAGTAACTTTTTCAGAAGAGGTGAAGGATGTGCTTGCTGCATTGGATAGCCTTATAGTACGTGCAAAAGCAATCGCTATATTGCGCGAAAAAGATGGAAGGACATTATCGGTGAAAGCTAGTTCTGCTCTAAGAGCAGTACAAGATGACCTTAATGATGCGTGGAACGAAATTGATACAATTATCGATGAAAATATAGAAATTCCAGATGCTGAAGCTGACGCTGAAGTTGAAACTGCTGTTGAAGAAGTTGCAACTGAGGAAGTTACAGAAGAAGCTATATCTGATGAAGTTTCAGAAGAGGTTTCAGAAGAAACATCAGAAGAAGCTGAAACAGAAGTTGAAATCGAAGTTTCAGAAGAAATTGTAGAAAACGCTGAAGAAGATGATGAAGAAGACGTTGAACTAGAAGTAGTTGACGAAGAATTTGAAGCATTATTTACTGAAGCACAGCAAACGCTCACAGAGGCCACTTTACTCGAATTAGACGACGAAGAAGTATAAGCAATTTATTTGGAGAATTTTATAATGTCAAATTATAACGAAACACTTCAAAAAAAGAGGGCTGAGTTAAAAGAAGTCTTTGATAATCCAGCAGAAGACGGTAAGTATTCCGCTGAGCAAAAAAATGCTATCAATGGACTTAATACTGAGCTTGCTGAGTTAGTAGACCAAGCAAATACAGCAAAAGCCAAAGCTAAAAACGAAAAAGCTATGGAAGAAGCAGTTTTTGCAGCTGAAGAAACAGATAGTGCACCTAAAACAATTGGTGAATCATTTGTTAACACTGATGCTTACAAAGGATATCAAGAATCCGGAAGTAAAGGTCTTGACTCAACAGTTAAGTTCTCACCAATGGGCTATAAAGCTACATTAGGTGCAGGTTTATCTCAGAACTTCCCTCCAGAAGTGTTAAGACAACCGGGAATCTTAGAGTCCGCTCTTAGAGACCCAGACGCAGTGATTGGTCTTTTTGACCAAATCGAAACTGACCAAAACTCCTTTGCATATATGGAAGAAACAACATTCACAAACGCTGCTGCAGAAGCAGCTGAAGAGGCAACAACTGCTGAAGCTACATTAGACTTCACAGAAAAAACAGCATCAATTAGAAAAATTGGTGTTTTCTTGCCAGTGACTGAAGAACTTCTTGCAGATGTAAACGGAATTCAAGGTTATGTGAACTCAAGACTTGGAACAATGATGAAGCTAAGACTTGACGGACAAATTATGGATGGTAATGGTAGTGCTCCTAACTTAGGCGGATTATTAAACACATCTGGAATTAACTCATTTGCATATGGGTCATATTCCGGTGAACTCGCTAGATTAGGACAAATCTATCAAGCTATTACAGAAATTAGAAAAGATGCATTTGTAGAACCAGATGCAATAATTATGCACCCATCAGATTGGTACGACATCGTAACATCAGTTACTGATATCGCTACTACTACATCTGGTGCTGCTTCCAAGAACCCATTATTTATGGTTGCTGGTGGCTTTGGTGCAGATGTAGCCCCAAGACTTTGGGGTCTTCCAGTCGTTACAACTTCTGCAGTTAATGCAGGAACACAAATGGTTGGTAGATTTGGTGGCGGCGAAGCTGCTCATCTTGTGATGCGACAAGGAATTGACCTTGCTGTATCTGACTCACATAGTGACTTTTTCCTTAAAGGAAAATTAGCTATTAGAGCAACAATGAGAGTAGGTCTCGTAGTCTATAGACCAACTGCATTCTGTAAACTAACACAGATGTAATAACATTTGTTTTAATAACAAATAGTAATGGGGGATTAAGTTCCCCCATTACAAATAATAAAAAGGAAAAATTTTAAATGAGTGAATTTGTAAAAGTAGAGAAAGACATCTGGAAGCTTAAAGATGGTTCTTTATGGGAAGGCAATGTAAATGAATGCCCAGAAGGTAACCCAGATAATATTGCCCACGCCGGTAAGGAGTATCAAGAAGATTATTTGAAACTTCACGGTTGGGGTAAGAAAAAAGCTGCTCCTAAAAAAGCTGCAGCTAAAAAAGCTCCAGAAACCAAAGCACAAAAACCAGCTGAAGACAAGTAGGTCATAACCAATGGCACTAAGTTCGGTTTCAGATGTAAAAAGTGTTATTGGTGTTGATATGTCATCAACCGACGAAACGGCAGTAACTAATATATTTATACCCGCAGCAGATGCTGCAATAAAAAATTATGTTGGTTATGAATTAGAATACAACGCCTCAATTGTAGATACTTTTGATGGCAACAGCCAAGAAGAACTTTATACTAGTGTAGCCCCTATTGTTTCAGTAACATCAGTTGTTGAAGATGCTGTAACACTTACTGAGGGAAATCAAGAACATTATGTTGTTTATAAATCTCAAGGTAAGATTAGAAAAACAGGTATGAAACAATTTTCAAGTATAAGATTGCAAAATATAGTTGTAACTTATAAAGCAGGATATTCAGATTCAGAAGGAACTGCTGAAGACATACCTAAAGATATAAAAGTTATTAGTGCTAGAGCTGCAGGAAAATTATTTATAGCAGCTGCTTCTTTAGGTTCTCAACAAAGCACAGGAGACGTATCAACTCACGCTGCAGATAAAACAGCAGATTCACAATTTCAATTAGTTAAAAATGAAAGATTAGGCGATTATTCAGCTACTTATGAATCAGTAGTTGATTTAATGGACCAAGAATTTCTTACAAATCAAGATAAATCAGTTTTAAGTAAATATAAAAGACAGTACTTCACATCGGCATCAATTCTCGACTAGAATATAAAATATGGATATAGAATTTAATAAAGCACAAAGAAAAGCTTTCTTGATGGGTATAGACTTTCCAGTCTTTGCAGAAGCTGTTATTGAACAAATGAACAGTTTAAGAATGCAAAAAGTTAACTTAGTTCAAGATATGGACAATGTAGTTAACGCTTATATGGCTGTTTGTAAAAAATACCCTATAAAAGAAAAGAAGTCAAAGAAAAAATAAATTGTGGCTAGATATGACTACAAGTGTTCTAAATGTGAACATAAGTTTGAAGTAACGCACTCTATACACGAAGACCCAAAGATTAAATGTGAAAAATGTAAAGCATTATCTATTAGACAAATACCTACTAGGGTTAATTTATATGGAACTGTTGGTGTTGATTGGAATACTGACCCTTCTAAAGTTTCTCAATCAATGAGAGATAAAGCTAAAAAAGCAGCTAAACGTAAGCAATCTTTTTAATAGAATATAAAGTATATTTTAGAGTAATTTCTTCGCCTTGTTTTATATCTTTTAAAAAATATAAATATTTAAATCTTTGAATATCAACTAATTTTGCATTAGGTTCTTCACTATGATTAATAAATCCACCAAGAGGAGTTCTATACAATTGATTAGTTACTGCATCCGTAATATGAGTTATTCCTGCACAAACACCTTTTTCAATATTCTTTACAGCAAACAATCCATATCCTTCTATGTTTGATTCTTTTACACTTAAGTAATCGGGTAACGGTCTATACATTAGTTAGGCTGTTTCCAACCTCTTATTCTTCCTTGTTTTGCAGGAGCGTGTAAAAAACATTTATCTGCAGGATTGTATTTACTTAATGTAGTTTTACAATCTTCTGTACTGCACAATCTATTATTTTCATATTCTTTAGTTTTTCTAGAAGCATCATATTTACTTCTACCTGTTACATATACTGAATTACTCATTTTCTTCTCTTTTCTTCAATGCTTCTAATTGTTCATCAGACATAAACCACTCAGCAGGAAAAGAATGATTTTTTTGTTCTATTTCCCATTCTTTTGTGTCTGCATAATAATCTAAGCGAATACATATCCAATCTGCTATTTTGCCAATAACTTTACTTGTGCTTCGAGCCACTCCCATTAAAAATATTTCCATTATTCATTTCTCCATTTCTTATTCCATTTATCTACATCTTCCCAACACCACTTACTAGAGTTCCAATCTCTCCACTGTGTTCTTTTATAGATATCTTCTGCAAGAATACTTGCAAATAGTATGTTGTAATAAGGCGTATATTGAACTTGTGTTTGTTCAAATCCAATATCGTGAGGATAAGTTTTATTTTCTAAATAAGGCCTACCCCAACGCATAATTACCCATTCATCCCACATCGGCAAATCGTAGCTTTCTGCTACCCAATTCCAAGTCCAAGATACAAATTGCATAACACCTGTATCACCATTGTCTAATCTATGAGCAGTAGATTTACCTCTTGATTCACACCAACCAATTCTTACTGCTGTATCTATATTTTCATAATCAAAAAATTCAACATACAAGTGTGAATATTGCAACATTTTATAAGGTACATTTTGTTGACATTCAATATATTGATTTATTTGTTGATTTTCTGATAGATTAGGCGCATCTGGCGTACCAAATGTTGCCAAAAAAAGCATACAACTAGCTATCATTATTTTCTTTCATAACATTTATAATGCCATAAAATTAGCTAAAAGTCAAGAATTAATCTAATTTTTTTTGGATTGCTTCTTGAATTGCTTCTTTTTCGGAGTTACCAGTTACAGCAGTAACATATTCGTTAACAAAACGACCGTATTGGTCTTGTATTAACTTAAATATCTCTGCTTCCCAACAGTTGGCATACTTATTCCAACCGAGATATATGGTTCTATCTCCTATTTTATAGATTTTTTGCATCTCATCTAGTGCAATAATTTCTACTTCAGCCAAAAAGGCCTCCTTTGCTACACATCATTAGTATAGCAGGTTTTGACTAAATAAGAAAAAAAAGTAAAAAAACTTGACAAATTAAGGCAGGTGTGTCATTATTATAGTATGTATAAAAGGAGGAAATGTGGAAACAACTAATAAAGTTACCACTACAACGCCCAATTTAGAACAAGCAGAGTTCTTATTCAAAAGGTTCCCCAATAAACCTTTAAGAGAATGGGCACAAGATTGGGGTGTATCCCACGAACAAGTAAGAATTATGAAAATTAGATTAGGAATTCCTACAAGTAGAAAAGTGGAATACTCAGAAGAAATTACTAAACCAGTAGTAGATTACATAGCAGAAGGTAAAGGTACTGTGAATACACCTAGAACATTCAAATCCTTACCTTTTGGTAAAACTACTTTTTTGAATTGGATGGCTGAATATCCGGAGTTGACAGAATCTATTGTTAATGCTCAAAATGAAGCAAGACACAATAAGTTAAACCCAACTCACAAGAGATGTTCTCAAACAGGAGAAATGTTACCTGTATCTGAATTCTATGCCGATAGTAATACTTTAGATGGATACTCAAGTAGAAGTAAAGAAGCTGTAAAAGCTAATGCAAAGAAATATTATGGACTTAGAAATGTTGAAGAACCAACAGTAGAAGAAAAAGTTTGTCCAGCAGTTTCTGATTTAGGACCTTTACCAGCATCTTACTTTGGATTAAGTAGCAAACACTCAACAGGACTGCAAACTTACTGTAAAGAATTTCAAAAACAATATCAGAAATTCTTAAATATGGATGGTGCTAATCAAGGTGACGCATATGATGCAGCTAAAGAACCAACATATGAATATTTTGCTAAGCAAGGATACAGCCGTATTACTCGTATTGATGCTACAACTTAATATTTAAGTAAAACCTAAAAAAGCCCCTCCAAAGTGAGGGGTTTTTTTGTTGGTATAATAAATGGTATGCCTAAACTACCAACATCGTTACTAAACGAAAGCATTACAATTCAATCATTAAGTGGTTCTTCTGTAGATGACAGAGGGCTATCAACTGCAACTTGGTCTGATTCAGCAACAAATGTAGAAGCAAGAATTATGGATTCCGGTGGGGTATCAGAAGTAGATGCTGACAACAGAACGGAACAAGTAGTAGAATTTAGAATATATGTTCCATCCGGAACAACAGTTTCATTAGACGACAGAGTTAGCTATGAAAGTAAATTTTACAATATTAAAAATATAAAAAATATTAAAGATAGATTTGGTAACACTTTTTATAAAGAGTTAGTTATGGATTCCGGATACTAATGGCACAAGGTAGATTAAAAATGAAAAATCTTTCTTTGCGAAGTTTTAAACAAGTAAAAGATGGTTTTGCCGGAAGTAAACGTTATAACTTTAATAAAATAAAAAATTTAAAAGATTTAAGAACTTTTTTTTATGAGTACTCTCTTTTTATTGGTGACTTATCTTCAATTCCGGGTATGCCTAATTTTAGTACAGCAAATAATATCCGACATTTATTTTTAAAGTCTGGGCGTATTATGGGAGACGTTAACTCTCTTATGGGTACAGCGCAAAAAATGATGGATGGTTTTCAAATGTCAGATTTAGAAACTGCTGGTGAGCGTGCATTTCGTCGTGTTGGAGGTAGAGCTACCGGTAAAGTAATGATGAAAATTCCGGGAAGTAATCCTTTAGCTCGTGCTGCTAGGTCTGGTATAGGAGCTAATATGCAAAAAGAATTTGATAGTTTTACAAAAAAAGCTTTTAGGTCAACTGGATTAGCAGCTAAACCAGCTGTTAGAGTTTACGGTACAACACGTGTATCTAGCTTATATGACCATAGTGGAATTCATAAAATTTTGGAACTAGTTACTGAAGACATTGCTAGACAAGCTTATGTACTTACACCTGTTAAAACTGGAAGATTAAGAGGTACTTTGCATCCTTCTTTTGTTGATACAAAAGTAAAAGGTGGTCACATAAGAAGAGGAAGAGTATCTATTGGTGAGGGACTAGATTACGCTTTAAAAATTGAGTTTGGTAGTGGTAGTGGATTCGATGTTGGTGTTGGTGCTATAAAACAAAAATACTTTCCAGTTACCCCTAAAGCAGTTCAATATTTAAGAGGAGCTAAAGAAAACCGTAGAGCTGTAACAAATGGTAAAGGCGCTATGTTAAGAAGAGGCGCTGCAAAAGCAGCAGCAAGATTTAAAGCTTCTGGTTTAGGTACTTTTAAAAGATATGACATAGAAGAAGTTATTAAAGATATGACCGGAAAGGTTAAATAATGACACAACAATTACCAGACGCAGAGATATTATTTAGAACTTGGGCATTAAGTAGAAGCCCTATTACTAGCTTAGTTAGCACAAGAATAGCAACAAGACTTCCTTCTAGTGGAACACTACCTTTTTTAGTTTATTCAATGTTAGGTGGAGCTCCTTTAGGAGGAGAATCTCTAATTTATGAAGCAACAATGTTTATTGATGCTTACGCAGGAAAATATGCTTCTTCTGGTACTAAAGGACAGCCGGATTTTGCAGGTGCTTTTAATTTAGCAAATACAGTTGTAGAAGAAACTTTTGATTATGGACCTACCAAATTGACCTCTACAGGTGGTGAGTCTGGAGTTATACACGGGTTCTATAGCCAAAGTGGTCCTGCAAGAATCGAAGAACCCGACCTCGGTTTGGCCCGCTATAATATAGAAGTAGTAATGGTATATGGAGCAAATTCATAATGAAAAATGTTAAATTGAATCCTTTTATTAGAGTTTTCGATTCTATTAGAGACGAAAAGCTCGATATTATCTTTAATGGTAAAGAATGGGTAGAAGTAAAAGAATCTGATTGGAACAGACTAAAACAAAGTCAAACCAAGCAAGGTGAAATACTAATACCTACATTCGTTACTGAAGGAGAAGGTATGGGAGAAGTTAAGGGTATTTCTGATGTTAAAGAAGAAATATCTAGCGATGAGGAATGGTTCGGTACTGACGAAGTAGTAGAAGAAGAAGAGTGACAAACTCTTTATAACCATAGGTAGGTAAATAAAATGGCACAAAGTATTACAGAAGTTCTTTTGGGAACTGGTAGTCTTTTTACAGCTCTGGAGTCTGACTTGAATGGTGGAAGCCCAAACGTGGTATTCCCATCCAATACAAGTGTTACCCCAGTAAATACATACTGGACCAATATAGGATATTCCGAAAGTGGATTTTCATTAGAATATGATAAAACATTTGAAGATGTAACAGTAGCAGAAGAGATTGACCCTATTAAGACAATCAAAACTGCTCAAGAAGTGAGAATCACAGGAGAGCTTGCTCAAGCTTCCCTTGCTAACTTAAAGCTAGCAATGGCTGGTGGAACAATTTCTACCGATTCTCCAGCATCCGGATATTCAACATTAGTTCCTCCAACAACTGACTCTTTCTTAGAGTATGGTTTGTTGTTAAGAGTTAACGCTCCGGGTACTGATGAAGCAGGTACAGGTAAATTAAGGGACATTCACGTCCCTAGAGCAGTCAATGTGGGTGCATTTTCAATGACACACGCAAAGGCACCACAAAAGGTAACAATTACTGTTGAATATAAAGTATTGAAGCCAAATAGTGATGCTCCGTTCGCAAATATATTTAAAATTATTGACACAGTTTAATAATTAATTAATTAATACGTAGGAGGTATTGGATGTCAGAATTTAAAGATTTTGATGAAGCCTTGGCAGAGGATGCCGAAGTAAAGATTACTTTCAAGGTAGGGGGCAGGAACTACGAAGCTCCTACATCCCTACCAGCGAAAGTAGTACTAGCACAGTTAAAACTGTCAAATGATAGTGGTGGCATAGACCAAAAGAATATTGGTGAATGGTTAGCAGCCGTAATGGGTGAAGAACAATTCGACCAAATGTTAAATGATGGAATAAGTTGGATACAGCTAGAAAAAGTTTTGGTCTTCTTATTGGTTCAATATGGAATAATTCCAGACCCAGAAGAAGTACCAGAAGAAGGGGGAGAAGAAGAAGACCCAAAATAAACTTATCTTGGGACGATGTCTTAAGTAGGTGGTCTTCTGTAGAATCTGATTTTTTAAGATTTTACAAACTTGAACCCTTAAATATTAGCTGGAGATTATTTAAAAATCTCTTATTCAGTTTAGTTTCAGAAGAGTCTTCATTTTACGCCCCTTATTTAGCTGAGCAAATGAAAGAAATTAGGGATGAAGCAGAAAACAATCGTAACGAAAAACCAAAAGTTCAAATATCTTTGGCTGAAGCTATGCAAGATTTAGGTGTAACTGATGACTAATATAGGTGGTGCTCATTTAGAGGTAGATGCCGACGTATCTAAAGCAGAAGGTCAAGCTAAAGCTGGTACGCTAAAAATTGGTGCAGTCTTATCTAAAGCATTTTCTGGTATTTCTGGAATGATAAATGCTGCTGGTATAGGTATGTTAGCCGGTATCAGCATTTCTTTAGTTGCAGGTACTAGAGCAGCTGTGGAGTTTGAAGATGCTTTTGCTATGGTTAAGAAAACTATGGCAGATGTCGACAGTCCAGAAGTTTTTGAAAAAATTGCAGACGATTTAAAAGCCTTAGCAACTCAAATACCCGTAAGAGCTTCTGAATTAGCAGGATTAGGTTCTGTCGCTGGTCAGTTAGGTGTTGGAGCAAATGATGTTTCAAAATTCGTAGAAGTTACTGGTAAATTAGGTGTTGCTACCAATATGACTGGTGAACAAGCTGCAACTTCATTAGCAAGATTTCTTAATGTAACAAATCAAACAACCGACTCTGTTGGTAAATTTGCTTCTATTCTTGTACAGTTAGGCAACAACGTAGCAGCACAGGAATCTGAAATTATATTACTAGCACAAAACTTTGGTGCTATTGGTACCGTTGCAGGTTTGTCAGCTACAGATATTCTTGCTTTTTCTGCTGCTATGAGGGAAACAGGTCAGCAAGCATCCGCAGGTTCTACTGCTTTAGGTAAATTATTTACAATAATGGCAGACGCTGGTAAATCTGGTGGTAGTGCTATCTTTGATTTCGCACAAGTTGCTGGAATGGAGATGGGTTCATTCGCAGAGTTAGTAGAGACAGATATAGCAAAAGCAGCACAAGCATTCTTAGCTGGATTAGACAAGATGAATAAATCGGGTCAAGCGTTGACTCCGACATTACAAAAATTAGGTCTAAACCAAGTAAGAACTGCAAGAGCTGTTCTTTCATTAGCTAATAACCAAGAAGGCCTTAACGAGGCACTAGCTTTAGCTAGAAAAGAAGCTATTGAACAAAATGCTTTAAATGAAGAAGCAGCAACAAGATTCGAAACCGTATCTCAAAAAGTTGCACAATTTAAAGCAATCACAAATGTAGCATCGTCCGAAATCGGTGAAATCTTTTTACCTGTTATAAGTAAACTTATGGATTTCTTTATCACATTAGCAAAAGGTTTAGTGGGTCTTGTTAGAGGCTTTAAAGAATTAGGCACAACTATGAAACTTTTAGTCACTACAGGTATGATTGGCACAATTGTCAAAATGTTTATGAATATGAAAAATTTATTTGTAACAATAACAGGAAATCTTGCACCAAAATTAAGTGGTTTTTTTACTGGTTTTAAAGGTATAGCAAGTAAACTTTTAGGTCCTTTAAAACTATTAACGGGTGCTGTTGGTGCAGTTATTGCCGCTTTTGTAGGTTTATTTAAATTAGGTCAAAAACAAGAAGAATTTGATGCCTTCAATCAAGGTATAGACGGAATTGTATCCAGTATGAAAGAGCTTGACTCTATGGAGGGTGGAATAGCTGGTAACTTTAGTGATGAAATTATGAAAGGTTTTATTGAGGGAGTGCCGGATGGATATAAAGAAGGTGTTAGAAAAGCAATAGCTGATGGTTCTATAACTGAAGCAACAGCTTTAGCAGCTTTTGAAATAGGTGATGTTATGGGTGAAGGTATTTCCAACTCACTAAGAAATGTTTTAGGGGTAGGAGAAATTTTTGATGGCAATCAACTAACAGAATTAAGTAGTGCTTTAGAAGCTATGGACCTAGAAGGTGGTGTAGATAAATTTGGAATTATTTATGAACTAGCTGAAGATTTACAAACAGAGCTAAAAAAAGGTGCTCACGCTAATCAAGACACTGTAGATTCACTAGAATCACAGCTTGCTATATTAACGCAAATAACTGGTGCTAGTGGTGAACTTGAAACTAATCAAGAAAAAATGGTTCGACTCATTAGAGAAGAAGTAGGAGAGCTTGCATTTCAAGAAGGCTTTATGCAAAAAATGCTTGAAACGGAACAAGGTAGACTATCCGTAGCAAAGGGACTAGTTGGTTCAAGCACAGAACTAAAAGACCTATTAGTAGAGATGGGGCTAATAGATATATCAGACCCAATAACCGATGCTTTTTCACAGTTGGAAAAAGATGTTAATAACTTTTTGCAATTAGTTGAAGACATTACAAGACCTCAAGACTTAGTCTTTGATGTTGAGATGGCAGAGTTTGATGTTGCAGACGCACATAAAGAACATAACGAATTACATAAAGAAGCTAAAGACTTACATCAAGAAGAAATAGACCTAGCAGCTGAGTTAGCAAAAATTCAAGCTGCTGATGCTATGACTCAAGAAGAAAAGCTTGAGCAACAAGAATTACTTAATGACGCATTAGAGTTGGAGAACGAACACAAAACTCAAGCAGTAATGACTTTGCAAGAGCAAAGAAAACAACAAGATTTAATTAACGAGGCTTTAGATATAGAAGATAGACTTCGTAGAGGACTTGCTTTAAGTGCTAATGACCAACTACAAAGAGAAAAACTTCGTAAAGATAGAAGAAGAGTTGAACTAGCAGTACAGCAAGGTTCACTTGAATTTGGTGACTTAGAGTTAGCTGCAATAGATGAGAATATAAAAGCTATTGAAGATAAAGCTGTTACACAGCAAGATGCAGATATAGCTAGAGAAAAAGCTGGAGCAGTATTTCAAAAAGCAGAAGCTCGTCGAGAAAAAGAAATTGCTCAAATTGAAAAAATGCGTAACGATGCTGCAGAAATTGCATTTGATGCTCAGATTAGAAAAAACAATGAAATTGAAGCTATTGAAAAACGTAGAATTGAAATTAATGAAAGATTGCTAGAGCTACCAAGAGAAATTAAAGAAGCTCACATAGATATACACGATGCACAGATGGATTTAATTACAGCAAATGGCAACTTACTTTTAAGTTTTAGAGATTTAAGAAGTGTTGTTGTGGAAGACGCAATGGCAATGGCAGAAGCATTAGGTATGCCTTTAAATGTTTTAGATGGAATTATGACTTTGTTTAATCACGCAAAAGTTGAATCAGTGCCAAAAATTAATCAGAGATTAGATGATATAGACCCGGCGTTGTCAGCTCAGCTTGCTGGAATATCATACTCAAACACAAGAATGGATGAAAGAAGAAAACAATACCATTTATTTAAACAATTTGAATTTGCAAACAAACACATTGGTGGTGCTGTAAAGCCTTCTGGAACTTATATGGTTGGTGAGATGGGACCAGAAATATTAAAAATGAATCCATCTGGTGGTGGTTTTATTAATAGATTAGGTCAAGGTAGTAACGCTGGTATGTCTCAAAACAATGTAGTTAATGTCAACGTAACAGGATTACCTACTGACCCTATAGCTTCAAGAAGAATTGCACAAAATATTCAAAGAGAATTAAATAAACTTTCTAAAGACGGAAGAAGTGGAAGTGTTAGATAAAATAAAAGATAATTTAGGTTTAATAGCTACAGCAATAGCTCTAATGGGTTCTGTTGGAGCAGGACTATCAACTGCTGCTGATATTGTTAACACACTTCAAGGCATTGATGAAAGAATGAATGATATTGAAGTTAACTTTGAACAGCTAAAACAAGACACAATGGTTTCAAATGATATTGCAGTTCTTTATGAAAAAATTTATGCTTTAGAGCAAGTTGCACAAGATACTGATAGATTCAATGAGCAAATGGCTTATATTTCTGCTGAAATAGAAAATCAACGAGAACAACTATACAATTTAAAAATTGAAACAGAACAAGCTTTAGCAGAAAGCGGTATGGATTTATCCAATAAAAAATTATTAGAACAGTGGGAATGGTCTGATGCACAAGCTCAAATTATAAGAATAGATACTATCTTACAACAGGTACAACAAGACCTTTGGAATTTAGATAGTTTAGACACAAGGATAGCTTATTTGGAAGCTAACTTACACGGTCACTAAATGATTTATGCACACGCTAACTTTCACATTCACAAATCTACCCACGATAATGAATATGTAGAATGGGAAGAGGAAGAATGATTGATAATAAACAAGATGAAATTCTTAAACCTTGTCAATCAGATTTTAAATGTGGAAATTATTTTTATCACAGCCAATACAGATACTGCGAAATATGCAGAGCTAAGGATTATTGCTAATGGCTAATACAATAACAATAGGTAGAATGACATTTACCTCTCCAGCAAGTTTTGATTTGTCTTCAGTGCCTAATAATCAAAGAAACTCAATGGATAGAACTGCTTCAATGAGTGGTAGGTTTGTTGCAGATTCAGTAACTGCAGCTAAATTGCTAAGAGATGAATTAGTTTCAATGGGTAATTCTAACTTGCTTTTACCTCTTACTTATACAGGTGATACAACTTTTGAAGGATATTGTAAGTTACAAAATGTATCAATCAATCATACAAAACTAGCTACTGGTGTATTGGATTATTCAATAACAATACTTATACAAGGTAGAACATCCGAGATGTTATTTGAAAGTAATATGTCTGGTGCTTTACTAACAAACTCACATAGCTTAACAACATCGAATACAACTTATGGCCCTTTTCACGCATTGCCAGTAAATGGTTATAGCTACAATCACGACAATGCTCCTGTTGCAGTAACAAGAGCAACAGAAGATGGTAATGTAACATTATTTTACAAAGATACTCTTAGAGACAAAGCAGCTCAGTGGTTAGTTGAACCAACTAATTATTACAAAGGTGCTTGTAAAATTTATATCAATAACACATTAAGAACAGGATATTTAGCACCAAACTACCCTACAGGAGTTCTTTTATCAAACGGGATAATAAGACTTACTTCTGGCTCTGTATCTGATGAATCAAGATTTACTTTAGAATTCTATGATAATGGCTCTTGGACTAGTTCAAGAGAAATATCATTTAATGCCGGTTCTTCTACTACTGACTGGAACCTATGGAAAACAGCTCAAATTATAAGGAATGAACCACAAGAATGTGTTGTAAGATTTACTTCATATTCTTCTGATGATAATGGTGATGGGCGACTTACAATCGATGCCACCGTAAAAAGAGGAGCTCATCACATATCATTCGTAGCAAATCAAGGGCCTACATCTAATAGAGCAGCAGCATCAAGAATTAATTTACAAGTAACGGAAAATGGAGGAACGTTTTCTAACAGTACAGGATATATGGTTGAAGGAAGTGCTGATACTTCTGGACAGAAATTAATAGTTGGAAGTCCACAAGGATACACAGCAGACACAACTAATAAGTTGATACACATATCAACTGCACAGTTTAAAACTTTTGTTGGATATGTTTACGGAACATCTCCTGCAAATCACGATACAGCAAACGCTGTAAGAGACCAATATCTAGAAAGTATATACGAAAACGTTCGTTTAGTGAGGGCATAAATGGCAGTTACAGAAAGGCTAATGGGAGCTGGTAACTTTAGTGTAACTTTCTCTCAAGAGCAGACACCAACAGCGATAATAGAAGCTATTAAAGAATGGGGACATATTGTAATAACTCCTCAAGAAGTAGATATAGATACCCTTTCTGATAGTGGAATTTTATCAGCTGCAAGATACACAGGAATAATTTTAAACAGAACCCTAGAAGAAGGAAGTGTTTCAATTAATGGGCAAGGCCTTGAACTGTATATGGGTGACGGCCAAGCAAAAGGTATGGTTATTGCTGAATCAAACAATGTTGGTAAAGTCAGAACTTATACTGGAACAACTTTAGCTGAAACTTTATTTAACTCGACTGCTCAAACTAATAAACCTTTAGGAATAATGAGAGATGAAGCTGGTAATTCTCAAGCAATAACTCAAGGTACAATTACAAATCCTGCAGGGACATATACAGGTAGTCACTTTGTTGAAACGGCCTTATCTGCACTTAAATTTGTTTGTGAAATATTAAATGTTGAATATAAATTAAATGCAAACGGTACATTAGATGCTGGCCCTTCTGCAAACTTATTTGAAGGAGTTGGAACTAGCCAACCTAATAGTATTATTGTAAAAACTGCTTATGGACAAGACCCAGAATTTGAAGGTGTAGTACCTCAAGGTTTAAGAACTGAATTTGACGCAACAGACTGGGTATCAAGAGTAGATTTTACAGGCGAAGTAGGTTTTTTTGATACTGCTACAGATGTCGCTGGAGAAGCAAACTTAGGTACAAATCCATATAAAGATTTGCACGGCAATGCTCTAAAAAGAGTCGGCTTAATTCAAGAACCAGATGTACCAGAAGCAAACTTAAATACAAGAGCAACAACATTACTAAATGAATTATCAAGAGTTAAAAAAGTTCTTAACTTAGACCTAGAACAATATGAAGTAACTGGAGATATGAAAGTTGGAGATTTCATATATGCTTTTGACCCAGATGTTGGATTTAAAGATACAGCAGCTGATGCAGCAGCAGAATCAAGAAGTTTATATGAAATTACATTTAGGGGACAAACTATAACTCCAGTTAAAATAAGAGTTTTAGGAATTACCTTTCCAATCACAAGTGGTATGGGTTGCTACTTCAGAGATAAAGATGGCAACTATACAGACTTAACACAATACGTACAGTACGAAACTGGAGCAGCACAAATAGAACTAGGTGACTTGATAAGAACTATAGGTGATGATTTAAGATTTAGTGAGTTCTCGTTATCTAGAAGTACAGCAGGTGCTTTTTCTATTCCAAACCTACCAGCTACTCCAACATTACAAGCAGGTACTTATTTAAATGCTACTGGTGTATCCAGTGGTTTTATAAGGGTTACTGTTGCTAGGCCAACTAATTTAGACGGCTCACAAATAACAGACGGTAGCCATTATAAAGTCAGATATAAAAAAACAACTGATAGTGAATATTCATATCAAAATTTTCCTTACACAGGTGCAAGCTCAGAAAGCTTACTTATACAAGATATGACAGTAGGTATCACTTACGATGTAGGTGTTGCTGTTGTAGATAAATCTGGATTTAAGGCAATGTCTGCATATGACGGCTCCGGTTCAGACCTCTACACTAATAGTTCTTCTGTCAATGCTAACTTTGCAACAAACGCAAGAGTTGAAATAGAAAAAGATGGTCAAGCTCCCTCAAAACCAAAGACTGCTACATCAATAGCTACAGGACCATTAAAAGTTCAAATTACCCATCATCTTGGAAAAGATGGAACAGATGGTAGTGGTAATCCTTTTGGTAATTTTACTCTTGAAGGTGACTTAGATTACTTAGCAGTTCACGCAGTAACTCAGTCTGGTAACAGTGCTAACTTTACAGTATCTGCTTCAAATAAAATTGGTGAGATAAGAGTAACAGCAGGTAACTTATTGCAGTCAATACCATTAGTAGGTAGTGCAGATTTAGCTGATTCTTCTGGACATTATTTTAGATTTGTAGCTGTAGATAAATCTGGTAACGCTTCTAATCCTTCTGATGGTCAAACAGGAACAGCAAGTCTTATAGAAGAAACCCATATAAAAGATGCAACAATAACAGATGTAAAAATTGGAACTGCACAAATTACTGGTGCAAAGATAGCTAACGCTACAATTACAGATGCAAACATTGGAAGTTTAAATGCAGATAAAATAAATGCTGGTTCTATTGACGCATCTCAAATAGCAGTTACAAATCTAAGTGCATCAAATATTGCTTCTGGAACATTATCAGCAAACCTTATATCTGGCGGTTCAATATCAGCTAACTTGATTTCTGGTGGTACTTTATCTGGAAATGTTATATCTGGGGGAACTATAGAAGGTACAACTATTAATGCAGGTAACTTAACAATATCTGGTAAGTTTGGATTTAGCGACTTAGATATTGATTCAAATGATTTAATAAACACAATAGCTGAAAATGCAATACTTACAAAAATATCTGATGGTTCAATTGACCAAGCAAAATTAGGAACATTAACAGTAGGTAATGCCAATGTAACTGGTCAATTAGATTTCAATAAATTATCCATTGATTCAACAGATATAATTTCCACAATAGCTGACGAAGCAATTGCAAATGCAAAAATAGCAAGTGGTATAGATGCAAGTAAATTAGATGGTTTTACTCAATCAACAACAAGCTTGGTTCAAATAAATGCATCAAACGGTTTATCTATTCTTAGCGGACCGTTAGCAATGAACAATAACGGTATTGATAATGCAAATGACATTGAACTAAATAATGGTAGTTCTTTTAATTCAAGTGGTAATTTATTAGCAACTGGTTATGTATCAACAAATAGTTCTACATCAAGATTAGAAATGAACAACTCTTTTGTATATTTAAAACCCGGAAACAGCTTTGGTTTGAATATAGGTACAAGTAATTCAACAGTATATTCAAACTTTAGACCTAACTCTAACGGAAGTAAAGACTTAGGTGCTAGCTCCTTAAGATGGAATACAGTACATAGAATATCAGAATCTTCGACATCCGATGAAAGATTAAAAGATAATATTGTAGATTTAACACAAGGTTTAGATTTTATAAATGTATTAGAACCAAAAGAATTTACTTGGAAATCTATATCTTTAGGTTTTGAATGTGATACTTGTGGAGAAATGTACTCAACAGATGATGAATGTACAAGTCAAATTATGGACGAAGACAAAGATTTAGTAGATTGTGATGGAACATTAAGTGAAATATTTACAGAAGATACAGGGCAAAAGGTTTTTGGTTTTATAGCTCAAGATATGTTAGAACACTTACCTAATTCTACTGACTATCAATTATTGTCTCATAATGAAGATGATGAATATTTATATTCTCAAGAAAATTTAGTTGCACCTTTAGTAAAAGCAGTTCAAGAACTCTCAGCGAGAGTAGAAGCGTTAGAAGGATAATATGGCTGACATAATTAATGAAGGTGACTCCAAGGTAGAGGTAATAGATTCTGGTTCAGCAGTTGATGCACAGATTACTGCAGTTTTAAATAATGTTGAACGAGCAGATATTACTTCGACACTTATAAGTTTTTACAATCCATCTGACCAAATAGAAACTGGTAACGCAACAGATAATAACTCTGGTGCAGCAACTACATTTAACGGTTTACAAGTTAATGATGCAACTATAAGAGTACAATCTGGTGCTTCTTCTGGTTCTGTACCATTAAGTAACTTATATATAGATGGTAAATCTATTATTTCAGATAAAACTTTATCTATAGGTACAACTGGACAAAAAGAATTACATTTAGGTACCAACAGTACTTCTAGGTTTAAAATTACTGAAAGTGGTTATGTTGATTTTACAAAAATGGAAATCAACGGTCAACAAGGTACAGCTGGACAATACATTAGAAATACTGGTAACGGTGGTATTGAATGGGCAACTTTAGATAGTAGAAATGCATTTGGGTCAATAAGTATTGGTGGCTCAACAATAGCAGCATCTTCTGTAGGTGACTCTTTCTCTATAGCTGCTGGAAACAATGTAAGTTTAGGTGTAAGTGGTACAACATTAACAATTAGTGCTACTCAACCAGATGTTTTTAAAAACATAGCAGTATCCGGTCAATCAAGTATTGCCGCTGATTCAAGTACAGATACTTTAACTATAGCTGCAGGTACTGGAATCCAAATAACTACCGATGCTTCTTCGGATACAATGACTATAACAAATACAGTTACAGCACAATCTGCAGCAGATGCAGTATTCAAGACAATAGCTACTTCTGGGCAAGCCAGTGTTATTGCAGATTCAGCAACAGATACACTTACACTTGGAGCTGGAGATGGTATAGAGATTGTTACAAACGACAGTTCTTCACAAATAGATTTTAGAAACGAAGCATTAGAAAGATTATCCAAAGAAGGGTTCTTAGTTTATACACAAGCAAATGGAACGGCCTTAAAAATGCCACTTAAAAACTTTTTTGTTAATCAATCTACTACAGCAGCAGTAAATGGCGGCGGTTCTGTAGTAGGCCAATCTACACGAGCTTTAAGGATGCTAAAATCAGATGGTAGCACATTTAAATTTATGATAATGCCAGCAAATTCCAACGGAGAAAGCTTGGTATTTACCTACACTAAAGCGAACGGGTCAACAGTGACAAAAGACATAACAATGGCGGCTTAATATGGCAGTAAAAACACCAGTTAGAGGTGAATTTAACGGCTCCGGTGACTTAACTGGTTTAGCTGAATTTCAAGCATCTGATTTTGTAGGTATAGATGATGGTGGTACTGGTGCTATAACAGCTTCTGGTGCAAGAAGTGCATTAGGCCTTGCTATAGGTTCTGATGTACAAGCTTTTGATGCACAATTAACAGACATATCTGGTTTAACTCCTACAGATGCGCATTTTATTGTAGGTGATGGTTCTAATTTTGTAACTGAAACAGGGAATACAGCTAGAGCATCTTTAGGATTATCGACTTCAGACTCACCAAGTTTTAACAATTTAACAATAACTGGCAATCTAACAGTAACTGGTACTCAAACAATATTACAAACTGAAACTTTAACAGTTGATGATAATGTAATAGTTCTTAATTCAAATGCTACAGGTAGTGCAAGTGCAGATGCTGGTATTGAAATTGAAAGAGGTGACGATACTAATGTTTCCTTATTATGGGATGAAACAAATAATAGATGGACCACAGGTTCTAATAATTTTGTAGCTTCTACTTTTATAGGTGCCTTAACAGGTAATGTAACTGGAAATGTTAATGGTAATGTAACAGGAAACATAACTGGTACAGTAAATGCTTCTTCTGTATTGGCAAGTGGTGTAACAGCTACTACTCAAAGTGCTAGTGATAATAGTACTAAGGTAGCTACTACAGCGTATGTTGATGCTCAAGTTGCAACAGAAGATACATTAGCTGAAATGAACGATACAACAATATCTTCATTAGTTGCAAATCAATTATTACAATACAATGGTTCAGCTTGGGTAAATGTAACATTAACTACTTCTGGTGTAACAGAAGGTAGTAATCTTTACTACACAGATGCAAGAGCTGATGCAAGAATAACAAATGCCATAAAAGACGAAGACAATATGGCTTCAGATAGCGCTACTCACATACCTTCTCAACAGTCTGTAAAAGCTTATGTAGATTCTCAAATAGCAACAGAAGACACAATAGCTGAATTAAATGATACAAATATAACCTCTCCAGCTGATGGAGCTTTACTTTTTTATGACACTGGTACCTCAATGTGGATTGACAATGTTGTATCTGGAGATATAACAATTGCAGATACTGGAGTTGCTACAATTGCTTCTGGAGCAGTAGACAATGATATGCTTTCTGGTTCTATAGCAAATGCAAAACTAGCAAATTCAAGTATGACTATAGGTGGTGTAACACTAACTCTTGGTGGTACAGATGCTACACCAGCATTTGATTTATCAGACGGTACAAATTATCCAACATCTTCATTGACTGGAACAATAACAAATGCACAATTAGCTGGTTCGATAGCTAATGCAAAACTATCTAATAGTACTGTATCTTACGGTGGAGTATCATTAGCGTTAGGTGCTTCTGATGCAACACCAGCTTTTGATTTGTCAGATGCTACTAGCTACCCAACATCATCTTTAACAGGAACAATTACAAATGCTCAACTTGCTGGTTCAATAGCAAACGCAAAATTAGCTAACAGCTCTATAACAGTAACAGATGGTTCTAACTCTACTGCGACAGCACTAGGTGGAACTATTACATTTTCTGGAACATCTAATGAAGTGGAAGTTGCAGAAAGTTCTGGCACAGTAACAATAGGATTACCTAATAATGTAACTGTAGGAAATAACTTAATAGTATCGGGTAATTTAACAGTATCTGGAACTCAGACAGTATTAAATACAGAAACTTTAACTGTTGATGATAATTTAATAGTTTTAAATAACAATGAATCTGGTACCCCATCGCAGGATGCTGGTATAGAAGTTGAAAGAGGAACTTCTACAAATGTAAGTTTTATATGGGATGAGTCTGAAGATAAATGGTCAGTAGGTTCTGGTACTTTACTCGCAGCAACTTTTGAAGGTAATTTAACTGGAAATGTAACAGGTAATGTTTCTGGAAGTTCTGGCTCTACAACAGGTAATGCTGCAACAGCTACAGCTTTAGCAACTGCAAGAAATATAGGCGGAGTATCTTTTGATGGCACAGCTGATATAAACTTGCCGGGAGTTAACACTGCTGGTACTCAAAACACAAGCGGTAGTGCAGCTACATTAACAACAGCTAGAACAATTGCAGGTGTTTCATTTGATGGTAGTGCTGATATAACAATAGCTTCTACTGATTTATCAGATACAGCAAGCATAATTTTAACTACAAATACTAAAACTCTTACAAATAAAACTATAGATTTAACAGACAATACAGTAACAGGTACACTCGCAGAATTTAATACAGCAGTATCTGATGCAACACTTGTAGATTTAGCTGCATCACAAACACTTACTAATAAAACTATTAACTTAGAAAACAATACAGTAATTGTTGAATATGCAGTAACTGCAGCTGGTGGTAAGTTTGTAATAGATGGACAATCACAAGCAACAATATCATTTAGACCGGGTGTTGT